TCGGCCTTGAGAAGCAGAAGCTCTCAGAGGGCAAGGAGCTCATCAAATACTTTTCAGTGCCCTGCACTCCGACAAAAACGAATGGCGGTCGCACCCGGAACCTTCCGGCGGATGCGCAAGACAAATGGGAAACCTTCAAGCGCTATAACCTCCGGGATGTGGAAACAGAAATGGGCATCAAGGCAAGACTATCCAAGTTTCCGGTGCCGGAATCTGTCTGGGACGAATACAACATTGATCAGGAAATCAACGACCGTGGTGTACGCCTCGACATGGATCTGGTGCAGAAGGCCATCGAAATGGATACCCGCTCCCGGACGGAGCTGACCGCAGCAATGAAAAAGCTCACTGCCCTTGATAATCCCAACAGCGTCCAGCAGATGAAGCAATGGCTCTCCGAAAACGGGCTCGAAACCGACACACTTGGCAAAAAGGCCGTGGCAGAGCTCTTAAAAACTGCCTCGCCAGAGCTGCAGACCGTTCTCACACTTCGCCAGCAGCTTGCCAAATCCTCTGTTCGGAAATACCAGACGATGGAACGCGCCGCATGCGATGACGGCAGAGCGCACGGCTGCTTTGCTTTTTACGGAGCCAACCGCACAGGCCGCTGGGCAGGCAGACTGATTCAATTACAAAACCTACCGCAGAATCATCTGGAGGATCTCGCAGATGCCCGCGCACTTGTTAAATCCGGTGACTTTGATGCTGTGAAAATGCTCTATGAGGATGTGCCGGATACGCTCTCGCAACTGATCCGCACTGCTTTTATTCCGAAGGATGGCTGTCAGTTTTATGTTTCCGACTTCAGTGCCATCGAGGCAAGAGTCATCGCCTGGTATGCGGGTGAGACCTGGCGGCAGAAGGTCTTTGAAGATGGCGGCGACATTTACTGCGCCAGTGCCAGTCAGATGTTCCGTGTTCCTGTCGTGAAGCACGGCATCAACGGCCACCTTCGTCAAAAAGGCAAAATTGCAGAATTGGCGCTTGGCTATGGCGGCTCGGTCGGCGCACTCAAAGCAATGGGTGCCATCGAGATGGGGCTTTCAGAGGACGAGCTTCCTCCGCTGGTAGACGCTTGGCGGCAGACAAATCCTCGCATCGTCCAGTTCTGGTGGGATGTCGACCGTGCAGTCATGGAAGCGGTCAAGTATAAGCACACAACCAGTAGCCACGGTCTGACCTTCTCCTGCCGCTCCGGGATGCTCTTTATCACGCTTCCTTCTGGCAGGAACCTTGCCTATGTGAAGCCGAAGGTCGGGACGAACAAGTTCGGCGGCGAATGCATCACCTATGAAGGCATTGGCTCCACAAAGAAATGGGAACGACTCGATTCCTACGGCCCGAAATTTGTGGAAAACATCGTGCAGGCAACCTCCCGCGACATCCTCTGTTACGCCATGAAGACGCTGCGCTGCTGCTCCATTGTCATGCACATCCATGATGAGCTGGTCATCGAAGCCGACCCGCGTATGTCGCTTGACGTCCTGTGTGAACAAATGGGCAGAACACCGCCGTGGACTCCCGGTCTCAAGCTCCGTGCTGATGGCTACGTTACAGACTTTTATAAAAAAGATTAAAAATCATCCGCTCAAATCAGGCGTTCATCTCCAGTGGGAAATTAGAGGTGGACGCCTTTTCTATATCCACCCGGAAAGGAGAACTCCAAATTGAATCTTGATTATCAAAATGGTGAAGGTTATCCAGACCCGACTGCGGGAGAAGCACTGGCCAATATCCAGAATAGCGAAAAACAAGCGCTTCGCGCATTCCGGCCTATCGTCTACATCTGCTCACCCTATTCCGGTGATGTGGAAGGAAATGTAGCCGCCGCAAGACGCTATTGCCGCTTTGCCGTGGAGCAAGGATATATCCCCATCGCCCCACATCTGTTGTTTCCGCAATTTCTGGATGACAACCGCTCGGACGAACGGGAACTGGGACTGTTTTTTGGGAATGCCCTCATGAGCAAATGCTCGGAGGTCTGGGTATTCGGAAGTCGCATCTCGTCCGGAATGGAATCAGAAATCAAACGCGCCAAGTGGAAGAACCACTGCCTGCGCTATTTCACAGAAGAATGTCAGGAGGTTTAACGCTATGTATGAAGTTAAAGAAAATCGCAGAAAGCTGCAGGACGGCACAGAAATTACGACCTATACCCGTGACGTTGTAAGCGCCAATATTCTCGAAGTTGAAGCTGGGACAAACGGCTATCAGGGCGGCGATACCGGTCATGGCAGCCGCACCTATTTCCGCATCTCCGATGAGGCCTGCACAGATATTCATGTCACGCCTTTCATGGACAAATACGGCTGTAATGGTTTTGAAGTCACCCTCGGCGGTGACTGCGAGCTGGAAACCATGATCCGGGCGCTGAAATTTATCACAAAGGTGCTCGAAGACGAATCCGGGGAGGTGTATGACTGATGTTCACACTTTATAGTGCTGATTTTACCGGAAATCCCGGCAACTGCTCCTACCCGCACAAGACCGTCGTCATGAATACGGACAACCTGAGAGAGGCTGTCTGCCATGACTATGTTTGCGCCGAATACAAGAACCACTACCGCAACGGTGAAAACTTCATCTCCGCCGACTGCCTGCCCGTTGACTGTGATAACGATCACTCGGAAGATCCGAAGGATTGGGTCACGCCTGCCGATGTGCTGGAGGCATTTCCCGGCGTGAGTATTGCCATCCACTACAGCCGCTTCAATAACCGTGAGAAAAACGGAAAGCCCGCAAGGCCGAAGTTCCATGTGCTCTTTCCCATCGACCGGATGACAGACGCCACCCTTTACAGCGACATGAAAAAGCTGGTCAATTCCATCTTCCCGTATTTTGATACGAAGGCTCTGGATGCTGCTCGGTTCTTTTTCGGTACACAGGAGCCAAATGTAGAGCTCTATCCTGGCCGCATGAATCTCACGGAATTCTTAAACGACGACGAGTTCGATGCAGGCCTTCCCGGTGGGCATAAAAAAGACGCAGTTATCCCGGAAGGCAGTCGAAATGCTGTTATGTCCCGCTTTGCCGGTATTGTCATCAAGAAATACGGTGATTCTGAAAAAGCCTATCAGAGTTTTCTGGAAAAAGCCGCGACCTGCGTCCCGCCGCTGGATAACAATGAACTTTCTACCATCTGGCACAGTGCCCAGCGCTTTTACTTAAAAATCAGCAAGGAGGACGGCTATGTCCCGCCCGAAGCCTACAACGACGAAAACAGCTACAAGCCGGAGGATTTCTCCGATGTCGGTCAGGCCGAAGTTCTGGCAAAATACTTCTCCGGCGAACTCCGCTACTCTCCGGCCACGCACTTTATCCGTTACAGCGATCACTATTGGCAGGAAACAGAGCCCGGCGCACAGGCTGTCGCCCATGAGCTGACCCGCAGGCAGATGAACGAATCAGCAAAAGCAATGATTGATGCAGCCCAGAAGCTAAAGAACTGCGGAGCGCAGGACATTCTGGACAATACATCCAAGGCCAAGGCTGAACAGCTCATGAACAAAGACCAGATGGAAGCCTATCAGGAATTTCTCTCCGCCAAGGCATATCAGAGCTTTGCTGTCCATCGCCGGGACTCAAAGAATATCACATCCACGCTGAAGGAATCCCATCCGATGCTGGAGATCTCGCCGCGTGATCTGGATGCCGACTGCTTTTTGCTCTGCACTCCGGAGGCGACCTATGACCTCAGAAAAGGAATGGCCGGTGCGCGGGAGCATTCCGCAAATGACTTTATTACAAAGATCACCTCAGTTTCACCCGGCATCAAAGGCCAGCAGCTCTGGCTTGATAACTTAAGCCTCATCTTCCAGAAAGACCAGCAGCTGATTGACTATGTTCAGATGATCTGCGGTCTTGCCGCCATTGGCAAGGTTTATGTGGAAGCTCTCATCATTGCCTACGGCGACGGGCGAAACGGCAAGTCAACCTTCTGGAATGCCATCTCCCGCGTGCTGGGCCTTTACAGCGGCAACATCTCTGCAGATACCCTGACTGTCGGCTGCCGCAGAAACATCAAACCGGAAATGGCAGAGGTCAAAGGCAAGCGCCTTCTGATTGCTGCCGAAATGCAGGAGGGCGCAAGGCTCAATGATTCTACTGTCAAGCAGCTCTGCTCCACGGATGAAGTGTTCGCGGAAAAGAAATACAAAGACCCGTTCTCCTTCAAGCCCTGCCACACGCTGGTTTTATACACCAACCATCTGCCGCGTGTTTCCGCATCTGATGACGGCATCTGGCGCAGGCTCATCGTGATTCCCTTCGGTGCCAAGATCGAGGGCAAAACCGACATCAAGAATTACGGCGAGTACCTGTATGAAAATGCCGGAGAAAGCATTCTGGCTTGGGTCATCGAAGGAGCCATGAAGGTAATTGCGCTGGGCTACCAGATCCCGATCCCGGACTGCGTGACGAAGGCCATTGAGGAATACCGCAGCCAGAACGACTGGTTCGGACATTTTCTGGATGAGAAGTGCGAGGTGGATGACTCCTTTAAGGAAAGCTCCTCGTCGCTGTATCAGGCGTACCGCAACTACTCACTGGACTGCAACGAATATGTGCGCAGTACGGCGGACTTCTATTTTGCGCTGGAGAAGGCCGGATTTGAACGGCTGACACTCAATCGGAAGCGCTTTTTTAAAGGGCTGCGCATTCGTGAGGACACCGGTGCAGAGGAGGATTTTCTGCAGTAATAGCCATGGATGACAAGGTGTATCAAGGTCTTATATAAAAACTCTCTTAGGGCAATAAAAAAAGCTATAAGAAAAAGTTCAGTAAATACCATTGATACACCTTGCACATCCCAGTAATTAAGCACCTGACGGAGGTTATCAATGAATGAGAAACAGGTAGAGAACAAATTAACAGCGGCAGTAAAAAAGGCCGGTGGGATTGCACCGAAGTTCGTGTCTCCGGGATTTGCAGGAATGCCCGACCGTCTGATCTTACTCCCTGACGGCCATATCGCTTTTGCAGAGCTTAAGGCTCCGGGAAAACTGCCGCGACCGCTTCAGCTCTCAAGGCACCGGCTGCTTCAGCGGCTTGGCTTTAAGGTCTATGTCATTGACGACCCGGAGCAGATTGGAGGAATGCTGAATGAAATTCGAACCACATGATTATCAGGCTTATGCCATCCAATATATTGAGACCCACCCCATCGCGGCTGTCCTGTTAGATATGGGTCTTGGAAAAACAATCATCTCCCTGACGGCGATCTTTGACCTTCTTTTTGACAGCTTTGAAATTCATCGAGTCCTTGTGGTAGCGCCTCTCCGCGTTGCCCGTGATACCTGGCCTTCCGAAATAGAAAAATGGTCGCACCTTTCAGGTCTGACCTATGCGGTTGCAGTCGGGACTGTCAAGGAACGGAAAGCGGCCATGCTGCAAAGCGCCGACATTACAATCATCAACCGCGAAAACCTGCAGTGGCTGATTGACGATTCCGGATTCCCATTTGATTTTGACATGGTGATCATAGATGAGCTCTCATCCTTCAAAAACCACAAGGCAAAACGCTTCAAGTCCCTGATGAAGGTTCGGCCCTATATCCACAGGATCATCGGCCTTACCGGCACGCCTTCTTCCAACGGACTGATGGATCTTTGGGCAGAATTCAAGCTGCTGGATAAGGGGCAGCGCCTCGGTCGCTTTATCACACAGTACCGCATAAATTATTTCATTCCGGACAAGCGAAATGGCGAAATCATATATTCCTATAAGCCGCTACCCTATGCAGAAGATGCCATTTACCGGAGGATTTCAGATATCACGATTTCCATGAAGTCCACCGACCACCTGAAAATGCCGGAGCTCATTTCCACGCAATATGAAGTAGCGCTTTCGGATGCCGAGCGTGACCGATATGAGAATTTAAAGCAGGAGTTAATCCTGCAGCTGCCGGATGGCGAAATAACCGCCGCCAATGCTGCCGCGCTGACAGGGAAGCTCTCCCAACTTGCGAACGGTGCCATTTATTCCGATACCGGCGAGATCATGGAGTTCCATGACCGGAAGCTGGACGCTTTGGAGGATATTATCGAGGCCGCAAATGAAAAGCCGCTTCTGGTGGCCTACTGGTTCAGACACGATCTGGCCCGGATCAAGAATCGCTTCAATGTCCGGGAGATCAAGACAAGCCGCGACATTGCTGACTGGAATGCGGGAAAGATTCCTGTAGCAGTCATCCATCCTGCCTCAGCCGGACACGGCCTAAACCTGCAGGCAGGCGGTTCCACTCTCGTCTGGTTCGGGCTCACATGGTCGTTGGAATTATACCAGCAGACAAATGCAAGGCTCTGGCGGCAAGGCCAGCAGTCTCATACCGTAGTCATCCAGCACATCATTACCAAGGGCACCATTGATGAACGCATCCTGAAGGCACTCTCCAAAAAGGAGCTGACCCAGTCCGCTTTGATTGATGCCGTCAAGGTGGATCTGGAGGTGCCACGATGACAAGACCGTATGAAAATCTTATCAATGCCATCATTCTGCAGGCAGTGAAGGATTATCGGGATGCCTTAAAGCGCCTGAAGAAAAAACCACAGAATACAGACGCCATGTCCACTGCGATGGAAATAGAACGATTTTTCCATTCTGCCTGGTATCAGACCATCACCAGTGTAGATGGCGACTACCTGATACAAAAGCTGCGAGAGGAGGCGAAGTCAAAATGACCGTAAAAGAATATCTTCATCAGGCTTATCGCCTTGACCAGAAGATCAAGTCCGACACGATGGAAGTACAGAACCTCCGGGTGATGGCTGGCAGCGTGTCGGCAATCCAATATGACAAGGATCGTGTACAGACCTCTCGATCTACGGACGCACCCTTTATCCGGACGCTGGAAAAGATGTGGGATCTGGAAAACAAGATCGCGGCAGAGCTTGAAACTCTCTCCGACCTAAAGAAACAGATCCGTGAGGTCATCGAGGCTGTGCCGGATACAGATGAACGCATGGTTTTAAAGTATCGTTACATTCATGGACTTACCTGGGAGCAGATCGGCATCGAGCTTTGTGCCGACGCCCGCACGATCCGTCGCTGGCATGGCAAGGCTCTGCAGCATGCCTCTCTGCCGGAGCATCCCATCATCATATGAAATGCGCCCGAAATGTCCTGCTTTGTCCAAAGATGTCCACCCCGCCATTATGATAGTATATAATCAGCGAAACAGAATAAAGAACGGCTGCACGCGCAGCCCTAAGCCTTGCAGGAAACACTGCAGGGCTTTTCTTTTGTCCGGAAAGGAGGCAGCCATGCCTATGAAACCAAAGAGGCCGTGCCGCTACCCCGGCTGCCCGAAGCTGACCGATGGTCTGTACTGTGAAGAGCATGCCAAGGTTATGCAGCAGCACTATGAGAAGTTCACGCGCGGTTACTCCTCCGGCAAGAGGTACGGCAGAGCATGGAAACGAATCCGTGACCGCTACGTTCACAAGCATCCTCTCTGCGAGATGTGTTTAAAGCAAGGTCGCTACAAACCAGTCGAGGAAGTCCACCACATCATTCCTCTCTCCGAGGGAGGGACAAATGATGAGAGCAACCTCATGAGCCTTTGCCGTTCTTGTCATGAGAAGATCCATAAAGACCGAGGAGACCGCTGATGATCTTCGTGGTCTTTTCTTTTGTGCAAGAAATATTTTGATGCGGGAGGGGCAGGTCAAATCTCTGTGGAAAATGCTGCGGAAAACGGCGCCCCCTCTTGCGTGCAAAAAAGGCGATTTCAAACGGGTAATAAAGGAGGCGGTTAAAAATCATGCCGACAAAATCAAATAACACAGGTGGTCGCGGCGGCAGACGTCCCGGTGCGGGCCGGAAAAAGACCGCCGTCAAAGAAAAATACGAAAACGGAAATCCAGGCGGCAGAGATCTCACTGTGCTGGACATACCGGATGTCGAAGGCGAGGACATGCCAACCCCGCATGACTTTCTATCTGCCAAACAGCATGACGGCTCCACCCTGGAAGCTGGTGATATCTATCGGGAAACATGGGAATGGCTGGATAAGCTCGGCGTAGCAAAAGCGGTGTCTCCACAGCTCTTAGAGCGTTACGCGATGTGCTCCGCCCGCTGGATTCAGTGCGAAGAGATGACCACTCGGCTCGGATACCTTTCCAAGCACCCGACGACTGGGAAGCCGATCCCTTCACCCTTCATCAACATTGGCATCAACTACATGAATCAGGCAAGCCGCCTGTGGAATGAAATCTTTCAGATCGTCAAGGAAAACTGCTCTGCCGAATACAGCGGGCTCAATCCACAGGACGACGTGATGGAACGACTCCTGCAGGCCAGAAAGGGAATGTAAATGAACACACAGAAATTGGAACAGGTACCCATTGATAAATTGGTGCCTTACGCCCGGAATGCCCGGACGCATAGTAAAGAACAGATTGCACAGCTTCGTGCATCCCTCCGGGAATTTGGATTTGTAAGCCCCGCCGTTATTGACGCTGACTACAACATCCTCGTCGGACACGGCAGAATCGAAGCCGCCCGCGCGGAAGGCTATGAAAACGTGCCTTGCGTCTTTGCCGAAAACCTGACAGAGGCACAGAAACGCGCCTATATTCTTGCGGACAATCAGCTGGCCCTGAACGCAGGCTGGGATGAAGAAATGCTGTCCGTGGAATTATCCGATCTGCAGGATTCCGCTTTTGATCTCTCACTTCTCGGCTTTGGTGCCGATGAACTGGAGAAACTCCTCGATGGCGGTGCGGATAAGGATGTCAAGGATGACGACTTTGATCTGACCGCCGCTCTGGAGAAAGCCTCCTTTGTGGAACGCGGCGACATCTGGACTGTTGGAAAGCATCGTCTCATGTGCGGCGATGCCACCTCTGCCGACGATGTGAACCTGCTCATGGATGGAAAGAGTGCCAACCTGATTCTGACTGATCCGCCCTACGGCGTTTCCTTCAAAGCCTCAGACGGTCTGACCATTGAAAACGACAGCTTAAAGGGCGAGGAGTTTTACAACTTCCTGCTTGCCGCATTCAAGAACATGACCGACCACCTCGAAAAAGGCGGTGCCGCCTACTGCTTCCACGCGGATACCGAAGGGCTCACCTTCAGGAAAGCCTTCATTGACGCAGGCTTCCACCTCGCCGGTGTTTGCATCTGGGTAAAGAATTCCCTTGTGCTCGGTCGTTCCGATTACCAATGGCAGCATGAGCCAATCCTCTATGGATTTTTACAAAATGGTAAACATCCGTGGTACTCCGACCGCAAGCAAACAACCATCTGGAACTACGACAAACCGAAGCGCAATAAGGATCATCCGACTTCAAAGCCGCTGGATCTTCTGGGCTATCCCATCCAGAACTCTTCGCAGGAAAACTCTGTAGTGATTGATACCTTCGGCGGCTCTGGCAGCACACTCATGGCCTGCGAGCAGCTGAACCGCATCTGTTACATGATGGAGCTTGATCCAAAGTACGCTTCTGTTATTCTGCGCCGCTATGTAGAGGACACGAATGACGCGGAAAATGTGTATGTCGTAAGAAACGGCGAACGGATCAGCTACTCCGAGCTTGCCAAGCAGGTGGATTTTGAGACTGTATAATACACAAATTCCGCGTCTGATATTCGTCGATGTTTTACTACAGAATATGCCCGGTATCGCTTGCTAATAAAGGCTTTCAGAGTGATATATGTACGTACCGAAAGGCAAACAGGAAGCCTTCGGAAAACAAAATAAACGGAGGTACATACCATGAAAGCAAACTACAACGTAACCGGAGCAGCAAGAAAGGCACTGGTGAGTGCCATCTCCAACATCACAGGCGACAAGGCCATATACAAGCTCATGCCGACCTGCGCCTATGAAATCGGTGACATCACCGTCAGCAAAGAAGGATGCGTCAGCTGCGAGGATGCTGACAAGCTCGATCGCCTGATGCACAACCTGATCGCAGACGGATTCACACCGGAAACTGCAGACGCTCCTGCTGAAAGCGCCAGCGAAGACGATGCTCCGCAGACAGCAGCCGACAAAGGCGCTGGCCTTACCGTTGCCCTTCCGCTCGACTGCGCAGACGTCGGAAACCTTACAGACCTTCTCGAAGCCAAAGGAAGCCTCATCAAAAAGGCACTCGGTATTGATGATCTCGGCTTCTCCATCGAGGATGACAAAATCAGCTTCCCTTGGTTTGAGGCCATGCTCCCGCCAGATGAAATCAAAACCTACCTTCACTTCGTTGCCGCCCTCTGCAAACTCAGCAAAGATCAGAAACGGATCAACGCCACAGAGAAACCGGTCGAAAACGAGAAATACGCCTTCCGCTGCTTTCTTCTGCGGCTGGGCTTCATCGGAAATGAATACAAGGCAGAGCGTAAGATTCTCTTAAAGAACCTCTCCGGCAACTCCAGCTGGAAGAACGGCGCTCCGGACAAGGAGGCGGCAACATGCGAATGATCAGACAAAATGAGCTTGACGCTCTCCGCTCCCGGTATCCTGCTGGCACACGTGTGGAGCTTCTTCAGATGGACGATGTGCAGGCACCGCCCATCGGTACCAAAGGAACGGTGACCGGGATTGATGATACCGGTTCCCTCCTCGTAAACTGGGACAACCGCTCCGGCCTCAATGTAATCTACGGAGTCGACCTTGTCCGGAAGGTGGCAGATTGACATGGAACAGAAAATCAAAGAACAGATTCTTGCCATCCGCGATACCGGCCTTACCAACATGTTTGACATTGGCATGGTTCAGCGCCTTGCCTATGAGCGTGACTTCTATGAACTGGTTCTCTACCTCGAAGATCACCGGTCAGAATATGCACACTTCATCCTGACCGGCGAAGGCTAAAATACACAGTTTGGCCCTGTGATTTTTCCGCAGGATTGTCACATATATTTTGCCTGAATTGCTTGCTAATAAAGGGCTTCAGAGTGATATATGTACATACCGAAAGGGAAACAAAAAGAAAACGGAGGAACCACCATGAAGTACACAATTGAAGCGATTGAAAACGCAAAGACCGGAATGAAATGGAGCGACATCGGAGTGCAGTGGACACTTGCGCAGGCTTACCTTTACAGCAAGGATGCCGGGAACGAGCTGCCGAACTTCGCTGAGGTCATCTGGGACGAGGATATTGAAACCATCCTTGCAGACTGCAGAAGGCTTGGCGTGAAGGAATTCACCATCAGCTCCACCTTTTCAAGCCTCATCGAAACCATTGCAAGGTTCGAAGATCTCGGCTGCACGCTGGACGGAATCGTAAGAGTCAAGGAACGCTGCACCCACTTCGGAAGCGACGAGCATGCCCTGATTCCCGCATTCAAGATGACGGTGAAGGAGGCATAAACCATGTGGAGCGAAGGAACCATCGGAATTCCTGATGCGGCTGACAAGAACAAATACACAGCCTGCCATTACTGGGTAAAGCACTATGACGAGCCCAGCGAGATCTACGGTCTCAACAAAGGCAAGATTTCCAAACTCATGATTAAGATCAACGGAACGGTCGCGGCAAACTACGACAGAGGCTGGGACATCGAGCCCACCTGTAAGGAAGCAGAGCTGGCGCTTTGCATCCTTCTGAACAACTACAACTAAGCAAAACCTAAGAATGAAAATTCCGGGAGACAGGAGCCACGCGGCTCTTTCTCTCGTACTGATAAAGATTTGAAGATCGCTTCGGCGGTCTTTTCTTTTGCCCTGAAGGAGGCGGACTGTATGGCAATGCGCAAACTGAAAAAATACAAGCCGACCCGCTTCATGGCCAAGACCTCCACCTACAGCAAAGAGATGGCCGACTATGCCGTCATGTTCATTGAAAGCCTGACTCATACCAAAGGCACGTGGGCCGGAAAGCCCTTTGAACTCATTGACTGGCAGGAGCAGATCATCCGCGACCTGTTCGGTGTTTTAAAGCCAAACGGATACCGGCAGTTCAATACGGCCTACATCGAAATTCCAAAGAAGATGGGAAAATCTGAGCTTGCCGCTGCCGTCGCCCTGCTCCTTTGCTGCGGTGATGGTGAGGAACGCGCCGAAGTCTATGGCTGCGCCGCTGACCGCCAGCAGGCAACTATCGTCTTTGATGTTGCTGCTGATATGGTGCGGATGTGCCCGGCCTTAAACCGCCGCGTGAAAATCCTTGCTTCCCAGAAGCGGATCATCTACGAGCCGACCAACAGCTTCTATCAGGTGCTCTCCGCTGAAGCCTACTCAAAGCACGGCTTTAACATTCACGGCGTGGTCTTTGACGAACTGCACACGCAGCCGAACCGAAAGCTCTTTGATGTTATGACCAAAGGCTCCGGCGATGCCAGAATGCAGCCGCTCTACTTTCTGATCACGACTGCTGGAAATGATACAAACTCCATCTGCTATGAGGTTCACCAGAAAGCGCAGGACATTCTTGACGGCAGGAAGCTTGACCCGACCTTCTACCCGGTCATCTACGGGGCCGAAGCAACCGAGGACTGGACTGATCCAAAGGTCTGGAAGAAAGCCAATCCATCCCTTGGTATCACGGTCGGCATCGACAAGGTGGAAGCCGCCTGCGAATCTGCCAAGCAGAATCCCGGTGAGGAGAACTCCTTCCGGCAACTACGCCTGAATCAATGGGTAAAGCAGGCCATCCGCTGGATGCCAATGGACAAATGGGATGCGTGCGCTTTCCCGGTCAGCGATGATGACCTTGAGGGCCGTGTCTGCTATGGCGGCCTTGACCTCTCCTCCACCACAGATATTACGGCATTCGTTCTGGTCTTCCCGCCGCTTGACGAGGATGACAAATACGTGGTTCTTCCATACTTCTGGGTGCCGGAGGATACGATGGATCTCCGCGTCCGGCGTGATCATGTCCCATACGACCTCTGGGAGAAGCAAGGCTTTCTTGAAACCACAGAGGGAAATGTCATCCATTACGGATACATTGAAAAGTTCATCGAAGGACTCGGCGAACGTTTCAACATCCGGGAGATTGCATTTGACCGCTGGGGAGCCGTGCAGATGGTTCAGAATCTGGAAGGCATGGGTTTTACCATTGTTCCCTTCGGACAGGGATTCAAAGATATGTCGCCACCTACCAAAGAACTGATGAAGCTGACGCTGGAAAAGCGTATCGCCCACGGCGGCCACCCGGTGCTCCGCTGGATGATGGACAACATCTTCATCCGCACTGATCCTGCCGGAAACATTAAAGCAGACAAGGAAAAATCCACAGAGAAAATCGACGGTGCCGTGGCAACCATCATGGCGCTTGACCGCGCGATCCGCTGTGGCAACGATAACGGAGCCTCCGTGTATGACACGAGAGGCATTTTATTCATATAGGCAATGAAATGATTCTACTGACACTGATCGGCTTTCTCGTACTCCGGGAAGCCATAAACGAAATGGAGGGATGGCTATGAGCATATTTTCTGGACTTTTTCGGAGCCGCGACAAGCCGACCGATTCGACGACCGGCAGCACCTACCGCTTCCTATTCGGCGGCACAACCTCTGGGAAAGCCGTGACAGAACGGTCTGCCATGCAGATGACGGCGGTTTATTCCTGCGTCCGGATTCTCTCTGAGGCGATTGCGGGACTTCCGATTCATCTGTACCGAAGCGATGACGACGGCAGCAAGGAAAAGGCAACTGACCATCCGCTTTACTTTATCCTGCACGATGAGCCGAATCCGGAAATGACCTCTTTTGTTTTCCGAGAAACACTTATGACGCATCTTCTGCTCTGGGGCAATGCCTACGCGCAGATTATCCGAAACGGCAAAGGTGAAGTGGTGGCGCTCTATCCGCTCATGCCGAACCGCATGACGGTCGACCGCGACGAGGATGGACACCTTTATTACGAGTACCAGACCTCACAGGAGGAGGCGCACACAATGAACGGAAGCCGTGTCCGGCTTTCTCCATATGACGTGCTTCACATCCCAGGGCTCGGCTTCGACGGTCTGGTTGGCTACTCGCCGATTGCAATGGCCAAGAATTCCATCGGCATGGCGATTGCCTGCGAGGAATACGGAGCTAAGTTCTTCGCTAACGGTGCGACGCCCGGAGGCATTCTGGAGCATCCTGGTGTTGTAAAAGATCCGGATAAAGTACGCGACAGCTGGAACGCAGCCTTCGGCGGCAGCTCCAATTCCAACAAGGTGGCCGTGTTGGAGGAAGGCATGAAGTACACGCCTATCTCCATTTCACCTGAACAGGCACAGTTTCTTGAAACAAGGAAGTTCCAGATTGATGAGATTGCGCGTATCTTCCGCATTCCGCCGCACATGATCGGCGACCTTGAGAAATCGAGCTTTTCCAATATCGAGCAGCAGTCACTGGAATTCGTGAAGTACACGCTTGACCCATGGGTCTGCCGCTGGGAACAGTCGATGCAGCGGGCGCTCCTGACGCAGGATGAGAAAAAGGAATACTTCTTCAAATTCAATGTGGACGGCCTGCTCCGTGGCGATTACCAAAGCCGTATGAACGGTTATGCAACAGGCCGCCAGAACGGCTGGATGTCCGCCAATGATATCCGGGAGCTTGAAAACCTCGACCGCATTCCGGCAGAGGACGGCGGCGATCTGTATCTCATCAACGGCAACATGACAAAGCTCGCGGACGCAGGTATCTTTGCGGCTGCGGCACCTGCAAAGGAGGAACCGGATGAAACAGAAGAAGAACCACAAACAGAACCGGAGCAGCAGCCAGAAAACGGCAGCTCCCGGCACAAACGTAAGGAGGCATTATGACCAGAAAGTTTTGGAACTGGGTGCGAAACGAGGAACCGGACTCGTTCGGCAGCGAACGCACACTCTACCTCGACGGAGAAATTTCCGATGAGACGTGGTACGGCGATGAAGTAACACCCAAGCTTTTTAAAGATGAATTGAATGCAGGAGACGGGAACATCACCCTCTGGATCAACAGTCCGGGCGGTGATGTTTTTGCTGCTGCGCAAATCTACAACATGCTCATGGACTACAAGGGCAATGTCACGGTCAAGATTGACGCGCTTGCCGCTTCTGCGGCATCCGTCATCGCTATGGCCGGAACCAAGGTCTGTATGAGCCCCGTGGCCATGCTGATGATTCACAATCCGGCGACCATCGCCATTGGCGATACCGAAGAAATGCAAAAGGCCATCGACATGCTGTCAGAGGTCAAGGAATCTATTATGAACGCCTATGAAATCAAATCCGGGCTCTCCCGCGCGAAGATTTCAAAGCTCATGGATGCCGAAACCTGGATGAATGCCAAGGAGGCCAGGAAGCTCGGCTTTGCGGATGAGGTTCTTTTCGCTGGCGGTGAGAACCCGCTGCCGGAAGAAGACGACACCATAGAGATGCTTTTCTCCCGCAAGGCTGTCACAGATTCACTGCTCTCAAGGCTGATTCCAAAGAAAAAGCCGGAAGCAGATAAACACATGGTACCCGTTATCGATCTTGAGAAGCGCCTTTCGCTTCTCGCACATTAAAGGAGGATTTTTATTATGACTCAGATTATGGAACTTATGGACAAGAGAGCGAAGGCATGGGAAGCAGCAAAATCATTCCTGAATACACACTCTCAGAACGGCGGCATGGTTTCCGCAGAGGATGCCGCGACCTACGACAAGATGGAAAAGGAAGTCACAGACTTTACACACGACATTGAACGTCTGCAGCGTCAGGAAGAGATCGACAAGATGCTCTCTGCTCCGACCTCTGCTCCGCTTACCGGCAAACCCGGCGCGAAGAATGAACCGGACGACAAGCCCGGCATCGCTTCCAAGGCATACAAGGCGGCATTCTGGAACAACATCCGCAAGCGCAACTACTACGACGTAAAGGATGTGCTGGAAATCGGCACCGACGCCAATGGCGGCTACCTTGTCCCGGATGAATATGAGAAGCGTCTGATTGACGCCCTGCAGGAGGAGAATTTCTTCCGCACGATTGCGACGGTCATTCAGACCCAGAGCGGCACGCACACCATCCCGGTCGTTGCTTCCCACGGGACGGCGGCATGGATGGAGGAAAACGGCCTGTACCCGGAATCCGATGACACCTTCGACCAGATCAGCCTCTCAGCCTACAAGCTGGGCACGGCAATCAAGGTATCCGAGGAACTTATGAACGATTCCGTTTTCGATCTCGAGACCTACATTGCATCGGAGTTTGGCCGCAGGATCGGCGCTGCGGAGGAAGAAGCATTCCTCACCGGCGATGGCAGCAAGAAGCCGGAAGGCATCTTCACCAAGGTGGCGGCTACCAAAGGCGCGACCACAGAGATTACCGGGAGCACGGTTTCCTTTGACAACATCATGGATGTGTTCCACTCCCTGCGTTCCGTTTATAGGAGCAAGGCCATCTGGATTCTGAACGACACCACCATCAAGGCGCTCCGCAAGATTAAGGACAACAACGGAAATTACATCTGGCAGCCGTCTGTTGTCGTCGGTCAGCCCGACACGATCCTGAACCGTCCTTATAAGACTTCGATTTATGCGCCGGAGCTGGTTGCAGGCAATGTACCAATTCTGTTCGGCGATTTCTCCTACTACTGGATCGCCGAGCGTCAGGGACGTTCCTTCAAGCGCCTCTCCGAGCTCTACGCGGCAAACGGCCAGATTGGCTTCCTTGCCTCTGAGCGCATCGACGGCAAGCTCATCCTGCCGGAGGCCGTGAAGGGACTGTCCGTCAAGGCCGGTGCCTGATCAAAATGGCAGCTAACGTAACCAGCCGTCTGCAGGAATTAACCTTCCTGCAGGCGGTTTCTTTTTAAGGAGGCGGACGATGGAAGTAACTCTTGAGGAAGCAAAAGCCTATCTCCGGGTCACCACCGGTGACGAGGACGAGCTGATAAAAAGCCTGATTTCTGCGGCGACAAAGCAGGTACAGGACATCACAAGACAGTCCGACGAGGAGTTTATGGCAAACGAGGAAAAAGCCCTGATCCGCATCCGGGTGGCCATCCTTTACACCGTGGCCTATCTCTACGAGCACCGGGAGGAAGCCGACCACCATGCCCTCAACATGACGCTGCGCTCCCTTCTCTTTGGCACGCGGAAGGAGGGCTTCTGATGAATATCGGCGCGATGCGGACAAAAATCACTTTTCAGAAAAGCGCGGTCACCGTTGACAAATACGGAAACCACACCAACGGCTGGACGGATTACTGCTCCTGCTGGGCAACAGTCGGCACAAGCACCGGTTCGGAATCCGAAGGCGTTGTTGTTAACCCGGAAGAATCCCTTGACTTTACCTGCCGGTACTCTTCCGAGCTTGCCGCCGTGGAATCCACAAAATACCGGATCATCGCGGAAGGCCATATCTACAACATCACCTATGTGAACCCGATGGGCTGCAAGCGGAACAGCCTTAAATTCAACTGCAAGCTGGAGAAAAAAACATGAGCAGAAAAATACCGATCAGCGAAATGGACGACGCAATCATGGAGGAGCTTCAAAAATATTCAAAGCTCGCAACCGACGACATGAAGGATGCCGTAAAGGATACGGCGGCTTCTGTCCGTAAGGACATCCAATCTGGCGCTCCCGTCGATACCGGAAAGTACAAGAAAAGCTGGTCGGTAAAAAATGTCCACGAGGATTCCGAGAGCATTGACCTTGTGGTGCATTCGAGGAACCGATACCAGATTGCGCACCTGCTTGAGAACGGACACGCCAAACGCGGCGGAGGCCGTGTCGAGGGAAAGCCTCACATCGCGCCTGCCGAACAGCGCGGCAACGAAACGCTTGTAAAAACCATCGAACAGAAACTGAAAGGCGGCTGAGTATGACCTATGACGACATAACCAACATGTTAAAGGAAGCGGGACTCCCTCTTGCCTACGACCATTTCGCCGAAGGTGAGTCTCCTGAGCCGCCCTTCCTTATTTTTCTCTTTCCGGGCAGTGACAACATGTTCGCAGACAACGGCGTGTATTTCAAAATCAGCCAGCTGAACATGGAACTCTACACGGATAAGAAAGACCCGGAGCTGGAAGAAAAACTGGAGGATATCCTGACCGCCCATGAAATTCCGTGGGAGAAATCCGAGGTCTGGATTGATTCCGAGAAGATGTATGAAGTGCTCTATCAAACTGAGATTTAAAGGAGGATGCCACTATGGCTAACAGAAAAAACAAAGTGAAGTTCGGTCTTAAGAACTGTCACTACGCACTTGTCACGATTGACGAGGATGGCAAGGTCACCTTCGGGACGCCTGTCAGCATGCCCGGCTCCGTGAGCCTTTCACTGGATGCAGAGGGCGATAACGACCCGTTCTACGCGGATGATTCCGTGTATTACATGGTCAGCAACAATAACGGTTATTCCGGCGACTTCGAGCTTGCGCTCATCCCGGAGAGCTTTCTTGTGGATGTCCTGCATGAAACCGAAGATGCCAATGGCGTGCTGGTGGAAAACAAGGATGTGGAGCCGGAGCATTTTGCTCTGCTCTTTGAGTTCTCCGGCGACCAGCGGAAGATCCGCCACTGCCTGTATTACTGCAGCGCGACCAGACCTTCGATGGAGGGCGATACCACAGAGGACAAGAAGGAAGTCAAGACGGAGAAGCTCTCGCTTACTGTTTCGCCGCTTCCGAGCGGGCTGGTAAAGGTCAAAACCGGTACGAACACCAGCGAGGAAACCTACAACAACTGGTACACCAAGGTCTATGAACCGCAGGATAAGACCACCACTACGACCGCCGCCGCCAGTACCAGCACAAGCACCAGCACCACTGCGACAACGTCTTCCAAGACCAGCTCGCAGACAGCATAAGGAGGCAGCACTATGGCAGTTACAAAAACCATCGAGATTGACGGCAAGCCGGTCGAATTCCGTGCCTCTGCCGCCATTCCTCGTTTGTACAGGAACAAATTCCACCGGGATATCTACAAGGATCTGAACCAGCTGCAGAAAGGCATCGACGAAGCCAATCCGCAGGAATCGGATCTGGATACCTTCAGTCTGGAGCTTTTCGAGAACATCGCCTGGCTTATGGCCAAGCATAAGAATCCGGATATCCCGGACACTCCGGAGGAATGGCTTGATGAGTTCAATACCTTCTCCATTTATGAAATCCTGCCGCAGATCATTTCGCTGTGGGGGCTGAATGTGGAGACGGAGGTCGAGTCTAAAAAAAACCTTATGAAACTGAACGCGAAATGACGACGCCACTGTTCCTGCTCCGCTGTGTGCAAATCGGGCTTTCTATTTCCGAGCTCGACCTGCTCACCATCGGTACAGTCAATGACATGTACTCGGAAATGAGTAATGACAGCTACGACTGGCCCGCAAAAGCAACGCAGGAACAGATGGATCAATTTTAACCAAGGGAAGGAGGTCATCGCATGGCTGACAGAATCAAAGGAATCACAGTGGAAATCGGCGGCGATACGACCGGCCTTTCCAAAGCCCTCTCCGGCGTCAACAAAGAGATCCGAAACACACAGTCGCAGCTTACGGACGTCAACCGCCTGTTAAAGCTTGACCCTACCAATTCCGAGCTGCTCTCGCAAAAACAGAAACTCCTGTCACAGGCAGTCGGCGAGACAAAAGAGAAACTCACGCAGTTAAAATCCGTGCAGGATCAGATGGACGCGGGCCTGAAAAACGGCTCCGTCACGCAGGAACAGTATGATGCATGGCAGCGTGAGATCATCGCCACCGAGCAGGAACTTAAAGGTCTGGAGCAGCAATGCAAGAAAACCGACACCAGCGTATCCGCCACCCTGAAACAGGCTGGCAGCAAGATGCAGGAGGTTGGCGGCAAAATCTCCGAGGTCGGTGAAGGACTGACCACACACGTGACGGCTCCGATTGTGGCGGTCGGCGCGGCCTCTCTGGCTGCTTTCAGCGAGGTGGATTCCGGTCTTGATATCGTCGAGCAGAAAACCGGCGCGACCGGTCAGACCTTGGAAGACATGAACCAGACCGTCAAAGACCTTGCAACGGAAATCCCGACCGACTTTGAGACCGCCGGTGCCGCTGTCGGTGAAGTCAACACACGTTTTGGCTTGACCGGACAGGCGCTGGACGATCTCTCCGGGAAATTCATCAAGTTTGCTGACCTGAACAATACGGATGTTTCCACCTCCGTGGATAATGTCTCCGGCGTACTGAATGCCTTCGGACAGGATGCCTCGGACGCAGGCGATCTGCTGGATGCCATGAACGCGACCGGACAGGCAACCGGCATCGACATGGATACGCTGGCTTCCGCCCTGCAGACAAACGCGGTGCAGCTTAAAGAGCTGGGGCTGAATTCACAGCAGGCCGCAGGCTTCATGGGCATGGTCGAGATGTCCGGTCTTGATACCTCGGCAGCCATGATGGGCCTAAAGACTGCAATGAAGAACGCGACGAAAGACGGCAAGACGCTGGATCAGGCGATTGCCGGTTTCTCCACCACCATGAAGGGCAACGGCTCTGAAACGGAAAAGCTGCAGGCAGCCTATGACCTTTTCGGAAGTAAGGCAGGCGCAGCAATCTACAATGCCTGCGCAACGGGAAAACTGAACCTTGACAATCTGTCCGGCTCCCTCGGCAACTTCTCCGGGAGCGTCGAGAACACCTTCAATGAAACGCTCGACCCGATTGACCAGTTCAAGATGACCATGAACTCCCTGAAGGAAACCGGTGCCGACATCGGAAACAGCCTTGCTTCCGCCCTTGCGCCGGTGCTGAAGGACATCTCCAATGCCCTGAAATCATTCTCGCAGATCTGGAGCGGCATCCCTGAACCGGTACAGCAGGTCATCATCAAGGTCGCGCTGATTGCAGCTGCAATCGGGCCACTTCTGGTGGTCATCGGCAAGGTCATCTCGGCAGTCGGTACCATCACCTCCGTCATCGGAACCCTTACTCCGGTGTTCGGGGCCTTGAACGCAGTCATGCTGGCAAACCCGATCATCCTGATTATTGCGGCAATCGCTGCGCTGGTCGCGGCATTCATTTATCTTTGGAATAACTGCGACGGCTTCCGGCAGTTCTGGATTGACCTATGGGAAGGTATCAAACAGACCGTCATTACTGTGTTCACGGCAATCAAAGATTTCTTCGTCACCATCTGGCAGGAAATCCAGACGGTATTTACAACCGTCGTCACAGCCATCGGCACGTTCCTGACGAATGCATGGAATACCATCAAGACTACGGTTGAAACTGTCATGACGGCAATCCAGATGGTAATCTCTACGATCTGGAGCGGGATCAAGACTTTCTTTGAAACCATCTTTACCGCGATTCAGCTCGTCGTGACGACCTACTTTGAAATTTACAAGACGATCATTACAACCGTTCTGACGGCGATCAGTGTCGTTGTCACTACCATCTGGAACGCCATAAAAACGGTAGTAACCATAGTGGTCAGCGCAATTCAGACCTTTATTACAACGGCATGGAATACCATCCAAACGGTTACCAGTACGGTTTTCAATGCAATCCATACGGTTTTCACCACTGTTTGGAACGGCATCAAGAGCGTGGTCATGGGCGTGGTGAATGCCATGCAGACCGGCATCTCCACAGCCTTCAACGCAATCCACAACACGATCTCCGGAATTCTGAACGGCATTAAGGATGTGTTCAGCAGCGTGTTCAACGGCATCTGGAGCTTTGTATCCGGGATTGTAGATAAGCTCAAGGGCATCTTCAATTTCAACTGGGAACTGCCGAAGATCAAGCTGCCGCACTTTTCTATTTCCGGCAGCTTCTCGCTCGACCCGCCGTCCATCCCGCATTTCTCTGTGGACTGGTATAAGAAGGCAATGGGAAACGGCATGATTCTGGATTCACCGACCATCTTCGGGATGAGCGGAAACAGCCTGCTTGCCGGAGGTGAGGCCGGTGCGGAAGCCGTCGTCGGCGTTTCGTCCCTGCAGGCCATGATTCAGAATGCCGTAGCAAGCCAGACCGGCACGATGGTAAACGCGCTCTCTGCAGCTCTTGAAAATGTGGGCGGCGGAGGTGACATTACCATTCCAGTTTACCTTGGAGGAACCCTGCTGGATGAAACTATTATTACCGCCCAGCAGCGGATGGCGCTCCGGTCAGGAGGCAGATGATGGCATTTACACAATATTTAAATATCGATGGCACAGACATGCCGCTTCCTGTTTCCTATGATCTGGCGCTTTCCGATGTGGAGGCAGACAGTTCCGGGGAAACGGAAGCCGGTACGACTCAGCGCGACATCGTGCGATCCGGTGTTGCCCAGATATCCGTCTCCTTTCAGGTATCACCGGCGTGGCTTAAAAAGCTGTCCGCGATGCGTGGGAAGCCAAAGCTCGCAGTCAACTTTTTTAATACAGAAACAATGGTCAGGGAGACCAGAGAAATGTACATCGACGGTTTCAAAGCTTCCCTTGCACACGACACCAGCAGAAAAGGACTATGGAAAGTCAGCTTTGAACTGAAGGAATATTGATGAGAAAGGAGCGGCGCTATGTATCCCGTATCTGATCTATACAAGACAGCAGTACAAGAAAATGCCCGCTCCTTTACATGGTCTGGGAACATCACCACAGCAACCGGGAAAAACTATCCGTTTGTCAATAAGGACATTGTCAAGGGCTCCGGCTATATTACAAGACAGTGCTCCGGGACATCTGAAATAGAGCTCGGCTCCGTCTATTCTGCGGAACTTGGCATATCCCTTTTCTCAGACGTTGACCGTTACTCATTAGAGGACGCACAGATTGCATTGGATTTCCACATGGCACTTCCGGATGGGAATGTCGAGGATATCCCGATGGGAATCTTTTATGTGGCGGAGGCAAACCGGAAAATACGGACGCTGGAACTCAAGGCCTATGATGGAATGCTGCGCTTTGAAAAAGCCTATAAAAAAGAACAGTCCAGCGGTTATCCATATGATTTTCTAAACATCATGTGTAACGACTGCAAGGTCAGCCTTGCACAGACGCAAGCAGAAATTGAAGTTCTGCCAAATGGCACCGAACTTCTCGGCGTCTATCCGGACAATGATATCGAAACTTGGCGGGATTTCCTTCATTATCTTTCTCAGGCGCTTGGCTGCTTTGCCTTCATTAACCGGGATGGAAAGCTGCAGCTTGTAAAATACGGTGAAAGCCCGGTCTGTAGCGTAAACAGCACACACCGGTATTCTTCCAGCTTTTCTGATTTCGTCACCAGATATACGGCTATTAGTTCAACAAACCGGCGCACGAATACGGCAGAATACTATGCGCTTGACCCGGATGACGGGCTGACGATGAACCTTGCGGTTAATCCCTTGCTCCAATTTGGCCTTGATGAAACCAGAACCCGCATCCTTAAAAATATCCTGAATGCCATTTCCGTAATCAATTATGTGCCTTTCGATTCTGAAACCATCGGAGATCCGGCACTCGACCCAGGTGATGTACTCACCTTTACCGGAGGCCAGGCAGATGCCACAAAGATTGCAGCAATCACATCCATTACAGTCAAGGTCAACGGAAAGTGCTCCCTCAAATGTGTCGGCAAAAATCCACGCCTTTCAGAAGCCAAGAGTAAGAACGATAAGGATATCTCCGGGCTGACCAATTCTGTTGAGGCCACAAAGATGGCGACCTATTCCTATGTGAATGCGATGGCGTATACGCTCGGCGCAGACAAGGTCGAGATTGTAAACATTGAATTCGCCACGCAGGAAGAAACCGACTGTGAATTCAAAGCAGCCGTTCTCCTGCAAGTTACTGCAGCTTCTTTGAAACGCGCGGTCACGGCGACCGGAACAGGCACGACCATCCTACCCGAGGATACAAAGGATGCAGACGGTAATACCAAAACCGAAAACAGGGAACTGGCTACCACGGTCACCGTCCCTGTTTCCTGGGAGGAAGATGGTCAATCGGTTGTTACGGTTACCTATGTGGTGGATGGGCATGAGGTAGAAGAATTCCATCCGATGGAAACCTGGCACAGCGGCGACCACATCCTGAACCTGTTTTACCCGCTTCTCGACATGCAGGAAAAAACGCTGCATACCTTTGAAGTTTGGATTTCGGTTGCACCCGGATCTGCGGTCATACAGGCACAGGGCATTATTGCTTCCATTACCGGCCAGGGCTTAGGCGCGCAGGACAGATGGAACGGGCGCATTGAAGTAAGCGATGAATACCTCCCGATTGTTTTTGCCGGGATGCAGACGCTTCCTCTTGCTGCAGTTCTTGAAATGGCCCTTTTGACACCGGAGCCTGCAGGCATCACAGAGAGTATTTCAAAGTTTGCTTTTACCGGTATGCCGCTACTTGAGATTGCTGATCAGCTGAGAATCTTTGCACCGATTGTTCATGACGTAATTGATGTCAGTGATAAGCAAAAGATGCGCTACAGCAAAGTTTATGTGACCGACGATACGCAGTTCACGCTCCGGCAGGCATACACCATCTCCGGAGGAACTGAACGTGCTCTTAACCGTGGCCGCATGGACTCGCTTACGATTTCTACCGCCGACTTTGATACGCTGACGGGCATCACGATTGAGCCGTTTAAGACAGATCCGTTTATTGACGGCAATATGCAGCCTGCGAAGAAGCTAACCGGTACGGCATACACCATGCTTACAGACGGCAAGGTCATCCTAAAGACCAGCTACAAAGAAACGATAACAGGTGAAAGCCGCGAAATAGACCGCGGCAGTCTTGCAGCCTATCCGCTTGACTTTACGGCATTTGAATCGGTATCAGAATTGGAGGTACAAAATGGCTGATTACTTTTCTATTAAAGAGCTTCTGGCCACAACAGAAAATATGGCCATCATCCGCGACAACTCTGGCAACGATGATGGCACCGATACCCTGACTGGTGTCAGCTGGTTTATCTACAATTCTGTTGCTGCAGAAAACATCTATGTAAATGGCAACTCGTGGATGGGCATTGGCAGCAATACCGAACAGGTCAAAGTCTGCAGGCGTGATGCAAAGGTATGGACAATCCGACGTGAGGAAGGAACGATCTATAACCACTATAAATTTCTGCGCATCCGCTGGGAGGGCTATGCCAACTACAGCGTGACCACAGAGGATGTAAGGCTTGTCTGGGATCTGCTGCTTCTTGATACCGGGGACATTGTCCTGCATTTTGAAACGCTGCCGACGAATACTGCTTACCTTGGCGAATCCGCTCTGGTTACCACATCAGGTTCAATCTCCTTTACGCCAGCAGCCGGGTCGAATCTCTCATTTTTGCATCAGGACGCAACCGGGACAGCCTTCGTTCAGTCAAACGACCTTCCAGTGCTGCTTGACCCATATAACCGCAGGTACCTCATCACGGATGCCACAAAAGCCTTATACACGGTTTCAAATGGAGCGCTTTCCAAACTGACGGATACCGATCTGACCGCAGAGATATTCGAGACAAATGGCGTACAGGAAATCCCGGATGGTGCTTTGCTTCTTTCCCTGAAAGACCCGACCATCCTTTACTGGCATGATTCCAATAACCGGTTCCCGCCCTTTCAGGCAAGTTACACCGGAATCCCGAAGCCGCAGGTCATCTACTCGGAAAACATCGACATGTCCGATGCTTCTATTCTTGGCATTGAAAAGGTAACCGCCGACTGCGATGACGCCACACTCCTTGCCGTATCATTTGATGCTGGGAAAGCTTGGTGGACATATACCGGAACGGAATGGGCGCAGCTTTCTGAGGAGAAATCCGGCATGTCCAAGGCCGCGCTGGAAGCCATCTCAACCGATGCATGGTCGGAAAAGGCCATCACCGGGCAGCTTATGTACCGCTTTGTGATCAGCGGAGAAGCGGGCTTTGTGAAGGCGATCACAACCGACTATCTGAACAGGGAGGAATAAACATGCTCAAGGGAAAAAGCACAATAGAACTGACAGACGTCCACACGGGCAAAAAAGAAATATACCGGGATGAGAACCTTGTAACAGAGGCAATCGCGGACATCTTAAATACCAATATCCAGGGAGCCATGTTTAACAATCCCTACTTCGACGGTAAATATGGCGAGGACTGGATGCTGCCAATCTACAGCAGGCTGACGGGCGGACTCCTGCTATATCAGAATCCGGTTGAGGAAGATCCTGCAAATATCTATGCACCGCTCGACAATCCGCTCATAGGATACGCGTCCAATGACGCGAACAATACGGAGGACATCCGGCGCGGCAGCAGAAACCTTACAGAAAGCAAAACTGTGGATGGCGGTTTCAAATATGTCTGGGACTTTGCGACCTCGCAGGCGAACGGGACAATATCCTGTATTTCCCTCACGAATGTACTGGCTGGCAAAGGAACGCAGTATGACAGCAATTACTTTGTGCGTTTAAAAAGCGATAACGTCATTTCAAACATACCAGGAAACCAGAGCAATTATCAGGAGAACCACCGGACATATATCAAAGACGGTTATCGTCTGGAGATGATCCCTGTTTATAATTCAACCTCGGTTACCCTGAGAAAGGTATCGGAGGATTATCTCCATGCCAGACTTATGCAGCGACCATACAGCTTAGTTGCTACGGATGCAGTGGAAGAAAAAACAATCGAGCTGAACCACTATCCATACTGGTATACCTATAGCGGAGGGAACAAGGACGGGACGGTTGCTCCCTATAACAATTCCGGCGATGTTTTCCCGTATCTGTTCCATGCCGCAGATGGCAACTGGTATGGAATCAGCCGGAGGGACAATCAGAAATACAGCTATTCCTCCGGCAGCACGGATTATTACAATCACGAAAGCTACGAATGGTTTCTCGATACCGTAAGCGCAGAAAAGGCAACCACGCAAAAAATCATCCTGCCTGCAAATACTTCAGAAATCAGTCATATCGGTATGAGTGGGAAGTGGCTTATGTTTGCTATTGGAAATACAGTCTATCGGATTGACACAACCAGCGTGGCCAATATCGAGGTCGTGCCCAATGCATCCTACAACAGCTCAAGCCTGCATACCTTCCTCATTGACGATGATGTCGTGATTAACGATTGGTATTACTTAAACGGCGAACCGAAGCTGCATGTCCGCAATCTCCAGTCAAACGATTATGCAAGATGGGGCAGAAAATCTATGGCAAGATATAAGGCCTTCGCCTATCAGGAATACTACTGCTCCTATGGCAACTATTACTTCTACAAGGATCTATATCTGTATACGCCATATCTTGCGACCATCAACAATCTGGCGACTCCGGTCATCAAGACGGCGGACAAGACGATGAAAATCACCTATACGCTGACGGAAACGCAGTCGTAAACAACAATCTATATGCACTGGGCGACCTTCCTGCGAGAGGCCGCCTTTTTCATGCAAAAAATCAAAGGAGGAATTTCTCATGAAAGAATTCTGGAACACGTTACAACTTGTTTTTGCCGCTGTCGGAGGCTGGCTTGGCTACTTTCTTGGCGGCTGCGACGGCCTGCTCTACGCGTTGCTGATCTTTGTCGTCTGCGACTACATCACCGGCGTCATGGGTGCGATCAGCGACAAAAAGCTCTCCTCGGCGGTCGGCTTTCGCGGCATCTGCCGCAAGGTGCTGATCTTCATTCTGGTCGGCATCGCAAACGTCATCGACATCAATGTACTCGGACAGGTTGGTGTCCTGCGGACGGCAGTCATCTTCTTCTACATCTCGAATGAAGGTCTGTCCCTGATTGAAAATGCTGCCCACCTTGGACTTCCGATTCCGGGAAAGCTGAAGGAAGTACTGGAGCAGCTGCATAACCGTGATGAAAAAGACACGGATAAGGAGGAAAAATAACATGGCTACCAAAGGAATTGACGTA